AGAGATTACCACACTACCAGGTGGTCAAAATCTAGGCGAGTTGGAAGACGTTAAATACTTCCAGAAAAAACTATATGCATCATTGAATGTACCAGTTTCTCGTTTGAATCCAGAACAAAATGGTTTCTCATTAGGTCGTACCTCTGAGATTACTCGTGACGAATTAAAGTTCTCTAAGTTTGTAGACCGTCAACGCAATAAATTCTCAGACTTATTTGACCAAGCATTGCGTGTGCAATGTATTCTCAAAGGTATTTGTACCGCAGAAGAATGGGATATATTCAAAGAAAATATCCATTTCGATTATATCAAAGACAATAACTTCTCTGAACTCAAAGAAGCAGAACTAATTACAAATCGTTTGGCGGTGTTGCAACAAGTTGACCCATACACAGGCCGTTACTTCTCTCAGTCATGGATTCAACGTAATGTATTACGTTTGACAGATGATGAAATCGAACAGATGCAAAAAGAGATTGATGACGAGAAGGCAAATGGTGAAGGTCTACCAGTTGGAGTCACCAATGATATTGCCGCACAAGCAATGTCTGCTGATGTTCAGAACGATTCACAAGCAATACAGGCACAGCATCAGGCAGAGATTGACCAAGATGCAGCTGCACATCAAAATGACCTTGAAATTAAGGCAGCGAAAGCTGCACCAAAACCAACTGCCAAGAAAGAAGAAACTACTTTCGGTAAGTTGAAACGTATATTATAAATATTTAATTGGAGAAAACTATGACAGAAGCAACTAAAGCAATCATTGACTATGCAGCAGATGACAACGGTGTAGAAATGCGTAATGCACTATACTCTGCAATTCAAGACAAAGTAATGGCACATATTGATGCCAAGAAACAAGAGATTGCACATAACCTTATTGCTCCTCGTGAAGAAGAACAAACAGCTGAACAAGAATAATAAGGACACAAAATGTCAGGACCTACAACAACTTACGATATACTTAAAGACACAACAGAACATGTAATCATTAAATTGACTGCAAAATGGACTGATGATGTTCAAGAAGATAATGCACATCGTATACAAGCAAATACTTTATATGGTGCATTAAACTCAAATACAACGCCGGGTTTACTATCATCTGGTGGAACCGCATTACCATACTACGGATTAAATTTACACCGTATTTGGTATGATACAGTTAATGCATCCGCATCAGACGTGGAGTTATACTGGAATGCAAGTTCACCTAAAACACTAATGATGTTATCAGGTAATTCTGAATATGATGGTGCAGGTAATTGGGTAACAATATCAAATTCAGCCAAAGGAACAACAGGTTGTAATGGTGATATTGGTGTTCGCACAAGAGGTTACACAGCCAACACATCTTACACAATGGTTATGGAATTCCGTAAAGAAAACCAATACTATCAACGTGGTCAATTCAATGAACCTGCGGCATTCAACTACGATCCATACGGACCAAAACCATGAAACTAATCAAAGAATTAACAGAATCGGTAAGTTATCTTACCGAAGAAAAAGACGGAAAGAAAACTCTCTATATTGAGGGTCCTTTCCTTGTTGCCGAAGCCGTTAACCGCAACAAACGCATGTATAAAGAAGAAACGATGCGTAAAGAAGTTAACCGCTATTCGGAAGAATATGTAAACAAAAATCGTGCCTTTGGTGAGCTGGGTCATCCAGACACCCCAAGTATTAACTTAGACCGTGTGTCTCACCTTATTGTGGGTCTACGCCAAGAAGGTAATGCATGGATAGGCAAAGCTAAAATTCTTGAAACCCCAATGGGCAATATTGCAAGAAGTCTTATCGAAGGTGGCGCACAACTAGGTGTGTCTTCCCGTGGTATGGGTTCTCTCAAAACGGTCAATGGTGTCAACATTGTTCAAGATGACTTCTATCTGGCCACAGCGGCGGATATTGTAGCAGACCCTTCTGCACCTGGAGCTTTTGTTCAAGGTATTATGGAAGGCAAGGAATGGATGTTAGTTAACGGCGTATGGACTGAACAACAATTTGAAGAAGCAAGACAAGAAATTGTCAAAGCAACACCAAAACAAATTGAAGAAGTTAGTCTCAGCATCTTCTCCAACTTCCTTAAAAAACTTTAATTATAAATATCCAATATAAAATCAAGGAGATTTTCATTCATGTCAAAATTCAACCTATCTGAAGCCGCTAAGGACATTCTCAACGCAACCGTAAACGGTAAGCGTAGCGGTCAAGACAAACCATCCAAGTTATCTACATCTGTTGCTTATGGCACTAAAGATGCAGGTGATATCGGTTCCGCTCCAGACAAAATGGGCGACACAAATCCAGATTATACCAAAGGTACTCCATCTGCAACTCCTCCAGGTGCAACACCACCTGTTGGCGCAGAAAAAGGTTCTAAACTAAGCGGTCAACCTGGTGAAACTGAAGGTGCAGGTACAACACCAGCACAAAGCGATGCAACATCTTACGACAACATTCGTGACCGTATCGCTGGTAAGAAACCAACACAAACAATGCAAGCCAATCCAGGTGCTGTTGCAGTTGCTGTTCCAGAAGAAACTGAAGTCGAAGATGAAGCTTTGACTGAAGAAGAAATGGAAGCAAAGCACAATGCTAAAGAAGAGCGCAAAGAAAAAATGAAAGCCAAAATGAAAGAAGATATCGATGCTCTAATGTCAGGCGAAAATCTTTCAGAAGAATTCGTTTCTAAGGCAACAACAATTTTTGAAGCCGCTGTCTTGGCACGTGCTGAAGAAGTTATCGCAGAAGCTGAAGAAGAATTGCAAGAACAATTCCAACTCGCAGTTGAAGAAGTTAAAGAAGAACTCGCTGCTAAAGTTGATGACTATTTGAACTACATGGTTCAAGAGTGGGTTACAGAAAACGAATTGGCAATCGAAAAAGGTCTACGTTCTGAAATCGTAGAAGACTTTATCGAAGGTCTAAAAGGATTGTTTGAACAACATTACATTGACATTCCAGTTGAGAAGGTTGATGTTGTTGAAGGTTTGACTTCTAAAGTTGAAGAACTCGAAGCCGAACTTAACGAACAAATCAATGCATCAGTTCAGTTAACAAAAGAATTGAACGAAGCTAAAAAAATCGAGGCAATTTACACAGCATGTGAAGGCCTAACGCAGACTCAAGTGGAGAAATTGAAATCACTCGCAGAGGGTGTGGACTTTACTTCAGGTGACGAGTTCGCAGGTAAACTAGAAACATTGAAAGAATCTTATTTCTCTGAATCAGTTAAAGCTGCCGATAAAACTGCTCTAGATGATGAAGTGTTAATCGAAGATGAATCAAAGCCTAATAAAATGGGTACTGGTGACGTTTTGATTGAACAATACGCAAAGACTATTTCACAAACTGTGCAAAAGTAATATTTTCTAAATAAATTTACCGCACAAAAGATACTTACATAGGAGACATTCATGTATCTAACCGAAGAATTACAAAAGAAATGGCAACCAGTTCTGGAACATCCAGAACTCGAAGCTATTAAAGACCCACACAAGCGTGCTGTTACAGCCCTAGTGTTGGAAAACCAACACCAAGCAATGGTTCAAGACCGTCAAGCTCTTAACGAGAATGACACAGGTCCAACAAACATTTCAGGTGGCGTTGACAAGTTCGACCCAATCTTGATTTCGTTGGTTCGCCGTTCATTGCCTAACCTGATTGCTTATGATGTTGCTGGCGTTCAGCCAATGACAGGCCCAACAGGTTTGATTTTCGCAATGCGTGCTCGTTACAACGGTCAATCCGGTGCTGACAACAACTTGAACGAAGCTTTCTTCAACGAAGCAAACACCATTTTCTCTGGTGGCAATTCTGCTGCTAACCCATACGGCTTCCGTGGTAACAACGCTACCGACATCGTTCGTAACGCTGGTGCTGACTTGACTGCTAACAGTTACACAACTGGTATCGGCATGCCAACAGCTACTGCTGAAACTTTGGGTGCTCCAACAGGTGGTGCTGCATTTAACGAAATGGCTTTCACTATCGAGAAAGTTACCGTTACTGCTCAATCACGTGCTTTGAAAGCCGAATACTCACTTGAACTTGCTCAAGACTTGAAGGCAGTTCATGGTTTGGATGCTGAAACAGAATTGTCAAACATTCTGTCAACAGAAATCTTGGCTGAAATCAACCGTGAAGTTATCCGTACCATCTACACTTGTGCTGTTCCTGGCGCACAATGGGGTGTTACAAACACCGGTGCTTTCGACTTGGACACAGACTCTAACGGTCGTTGGTCAGTTGAACGTTTCAAAGGTTTGATTTTTCAAATCGAACGTGAAGCTAACGTAATCGCTAAGCAAACACGTCGTGGTAAAGGTAACGTCCTTATCGTTTCTTCTGACGTAGCTTCTGCATTGGCAATGGCCGGCGTGTTGCAATACACACCAGCTCTCCAGTCTGACCTACAAGTTGACGATACAGGCAATACATTTGCTGGTTTGTTGCACGGTCGTATCAAGGTCTATATCGACCCATACTTCGGTGGTTACACATCTAACCAAGAATTGGTGACTGTTGGTTATAAGGGTTCTTCTCCTTATGACGCTGGTAT